TCCTCGTTTGCATTCGGAACTCGTTCATCTGGTGACAAAGCTTTTAGTCGTTTATATTCTGCTTGATTGACTTCATATTGTCGCTGAAGTTCATCAAGTTGTATGCGCATAGCAGGGTAATCGTCCCTCAATTGCTGATAAAACATCATTAAACGCCCATTTAAGTCATTTATTATTGCATTATCAGGCTCAAGATAAAAAAATACTGCGCCACCACCAAAAAAAGGTTCTATATAACGATTAAAATTATCAGGTATATATTGAAGAAAGCGGAGTATCTCCCTAGATTTTCCTCCACGATATTTCAAAACCGGATTCATTATTGCACCCCATTTCTATTCTTTGCCTTTTGGCATACTGTAATTATGCCATATTATTTGAATAAATTCAATTCCTTTTCATCAATTTTATCTATTTTTATGATGCCATTTACAAAAGTAAGTTCCACTCAACCAACCTGAAATATGGGAATTAAGGAATATCTACGCAAAATAGGATATATTATCCAAAGTCTCTAACAAGAGCATTTACCGAATTGATCTTGTAACGCCATTGCACAGAGTTAAATTTAACTCGATAACAGCCTATTTTGCCCATTTTTGAACACATTTTCGTTCCCAAGGCACCATTAGCCCATCACTCTGTTGCTTCAACACAGGCTTCACACCAGCTCAAGCACCTAACCGCGTAATCATCCACTTTTCTTAACAGGCCTCGACGCTCACGCGTCGGGGCTTTTCTTTTGGAGCATTCTCAATGAATGAACTGATCAAACTTTCGTCAGCCCGCATCAACGACGAAACGGTGCAGACCTGCAGTGCTAGAGACCTTCACCGGTTTCTCGGAATCGGCAAGGACTTTTCGACATGGGTAAAAGCTCAGATTGAACGCGCTGCATTTGCTGAAAATGTGGACTATGTAAAAATTTCAGGAAAATCACTATCCCCCAAAAGGGGGAATTCAGGGAAAACACCTACTGAGTACTTTTTTACGATCTCGGCATCAAAAGAAATTTCGATGATGAGCAATACACCGAGGGGCAAGGAGGCACGTCTTTACTTCATCGAATGCGAACGAGTTGCAAAGGAAGCAACTGCAAAACTCCGTGCACAACCTGCCGCATTTGCATTGCCAGACTTCACAAATCCTGCTTGCGCAGCCCGCGCATGGGCGGAGCAATATGAGCAACGCTTGGCTCTTGAAGCTCAGGTCAAGAGTGATACGCCTAAAGTTGAATTTGCCGAGGCTGTCACCGCGTCAGACGCAGAGCATACGATCACCGAAGCCGCCAAAGTGCTCAGCATCCGCCCCAGAAAATTCTTCGACTGGCTCCGTATGGGAGGATTTATTTACAAACAAGGCACACAAGCTATGCAAATTTCAATCAATAAGGGCTTGATGGTGACTCGCTTCCATACGTTCAAGCACACCGATGGGGAACTCGACAAAAAAGCACATGCACGAATAACAGGCAAGGGACTGTATTTCTTCTATCAACGCCTACGCCATGAAGGCTTGATCGACCGTAACCCCAATCTGGAACTGACTGCGTAATTCATTTTGAATCAGCAACATCGATCCACTTTAAGGTAGTCAACCATGACACAAACAGAACACCAACAACTGAAGGATTATGAATTTCTGCGCCCCGCCGAAGCCGCCTTGTACATGCGAATCGGCCGCACAACATTGTGGCGTTGGGCAAAAGAGAGGAAGTCTTTTCCTAAACCGATAAAGATGGGGTCAACAGTTACGGTCTTTCGCCGATCGGAGCTAGACGCCTATCTGAAATCGCTTGAAGGAGAGAGATTGGCTGCAAGTTGATGCATAGAGGAGTCGAAGGACTCCTCTTTTTTTATGTCCGTCAATCTATTTTCTGAAAGCAAAACCGTCCCCAGGCAGCCATGACAGCTCGACGCTCTGCTTCAAGAGTAGCCCGATTGTATGCCCCACCGTAGTCGTCTTTTAGCTTGTGCGCCATACACAGCTCTACCGCCTCTTCATCAAGTAGCCGACGATTTTCACCGCTTTTCGACCATGTTTTAAAGCTCGCACGAGCAGTTCCATGTTGAGTTGCTGTGATCGGCCGACCTGCCTTTTCAGATAAAACGGGATCAACCCATCCCTTGCCACCATTATTCACACTGCGTTGATGTAGTCTGCTGAACACCTGCCCCATTGCCGCATCAGAAAGAGCTTTTTTCAATCGGGGCGAAGGGAAAATCAACTCGGAGTCACGAGGCAACGCCGTCAATATTGACAATGCTTCGTCAGAAAGATACACAGTGTGATCACCTCTCCCCTTAGTTTTGAAATTTGAATTTGGAATCCGGAGCGTACGGGCTTCAAAATCGACATCTGTCCACTTTGCCAGACGGACCATCTTTGATCGAAGTACGGTCAGAATAGAAAACGCAGTCATGCGATAGCTCACGTCTGAAAAAGTCATGAGCTCAGCCATAAAATCAGGCACCTCGTGAAAATCTAGTGCGGGCAAGTTCTGGTGCCGTTTTCGGTTTGCCTTAAAAGGCTCAAGAAGTACCCCGAGTACACCTGTTAGATCAGCCGGATTCTCTTGAGAACAATATCCCTTCGCCTTAGCCCACTGGAATAATTTGAAAACTGCAGACTTACAGTTTTCCCCAGTATCAGTCGTCGTCTGCCATAACGGTTTAAGTAGGCCAAATACGTCCTTCGGCAATAACGCCGAAATTGGAATGTCTCCAATGACTGGATTGATATGGTTCGCAAAGTATGCCCGCATTACGGACTCTCCCCGAACATTATTGATCCAGTAGTCACCTTCAGCTCGCTCGCGAATCCACTCTTCAGCACAAGCCGCAACGGTATGGCAAAGACGATCACGTTCTTGTCGCTCTGCCTCCTGTTGGAGTTTTTGTTGTTCAATCTGCTTGCGACGCCCCTCTACAGGGTCAATCCCGTTCCGAAGCATTTCTGCAAATGCAGCCGCACTTTCTCGAGCTTGTTTGAGCGAAATCGCATTTACCGCACCAAGGCTAATCATCGTCCGCTTCTTATTCATTTGAAAGCGATAAACGAAGTAACGCGCACCCTCTGGCTTGACCAGAAGCATTAGCCCAGCAACACCCCCTAAAGTCGTCAGCCCAATCTTGGAGATGGCGGCAACCTCTTTGGAGGTCAGTGGTTTGATGATCTTTGGCAT